CAGAAGTTGTTTTATATTATTCTGATTATTTCTTTGGAACAGCAGACACTATTTGTTTTAGAAATAATTTTTTAAGAATACATGATTTAAAAACTGGTAATACACCAGCTAAGATGGAACAACTTGAAATATACGCTGCTTTATTTTGTTTAGAGTACAAAATAAAACCAGGTGATATAGGAATGGAACTACGAATATATCAAAATGATGAAGTAATAGTTCACAATCCTACGGTTGAAGATATTTTGCCAATAATGGATAAAATAATTCATTTAAATAGTTTGTTATTAGATAATGAAGGGAGGATGTAGCCATGAACAAAATAGCCGAAGAAATTAGATCATATTATGGATCTGGTAAAATGTCCGAAGAAGAATTCATAATGCATTATGGAAAAGGGCATCTCGATGGCGGGCATTCTGGAAGATACCCATGGGGTAGTGGTAAAGATGATTACCAACATTCTATTGATTTTCTAGGAAGAATAGAACAACTTAGAAAACGTGGATGGAAAGAAACTCCAGAAAATATAGCAAAAGATTTTGGGTTATCTGTAAAAGAATATCGTATGGAAAAAACATTATGTAATAATGAACGAAGATTAAGACAAGTGTCTAGAGTAGAAAACCTAAAAGCTAGTGGTTTAAACAATAGTGAAATAGGTAGAAAGGTTGGTATCCCAGAATCAAGTGTTAGATCATTATTAAACGAAAGTTCTAAGAAAAAGATGCTAGAAGCTAGAAACACAGCTGACTTTTTAAAGGAACAATTGAAAACTAAAAAGATGATCGACGTTGGTGTTGATACTGAGATTGATCTTGGAATATCTAGAGTTAAACTAGACACAGCTTTATATATGTTAGAAAGTCAAGGCTATGGAGTATATTCAAACAGAATACCCCAGCCTACAAATAAAAACAAACAAACTACACAAAAAGTATTATGCGATAAAGATATTAAACCTGCTCCAGGTAAAACAGTTCCAAAAGAAATTTATGATTATGAAAATATAAAAACTTTAAAGGAATATATATCTAGAGATAATGGTGGATCTTTTGAAAAGAAATTCAATTACCCAGCTAGTTTGGATTCTAAGCGTATGTTAATAAGATATGCTGATGAAAAAGGACCAGATGGTTTTACAGGTAATGATAAAGATGGTACTATAGAAATTAGGAGAGGTGTACCAGATTTAGATCTTGGGGACTCTAGATATGCACAAGTTCGTATATTAGTAGATGGAACCCATTATGCAAAAGGAATGGCTATATATTCTGATAAAATGCCAGATGGAATAGATGTAGTATTTAATACTAATAAATCGAAAGATGTTCCTATGAAATCTCCAAATAAAGAAGATAAACAAGTTCTTAAACCAATAAAAAGTGATCCAGAAAATCCTTTTGGTTCAGCTATAAAAGATGTAGATCAAGGTGGACAATATTGGTATGATTCAAAAACTGGTAAGCGTCTTCAAAGTAAAGCGGAAAGTAAAAATGCAAAACTTGGTTTAATAAATAAAAGATCTGATCAAGGAGATTGGACTGAATGGAAAGATGCATTACCATCTCAATTTCTATCTAAGCAACCAGTGTATATGGCTAAGAAACAATTGGAATTAGCAAAAGCAAATAAACTTGCAGAATTTGATGATATTAAATCTTTAACAAATCCTACAATAAAGAAATATTATCTAGAAAAATTTGCATCTAATTGTGATAAAGCAGCCGTTGATTTAAAAGCTGCCGCTTTGCCAGGACAAAAATACCATGTTATTATACCAATTAATTCACTTGGTGATAATGAAATATATGCACCACAATATAAACCTGGTACTAAAGTTGCATTAATAAGATACCCACATGGTGGAACATTTGAAATACCTATTCTAACTGTAACAGATAAAAACCCAGTTGCTAAAAAAATAATTGGACCGGACAGTATAGATGCTGTTGGAATAAAAAAGAAAGTAGCTGATCGATTATCCGGTGCTGATTTTGATGGTGATACTGTAATGGTAATACCAACTCATGATAAGAAAGGTAAGGTAAAGATTTCTAGTAGAGAACAGTTAGATGAATTAAAAGGTTTCGATACAAAATCATATCAATATGATGAACAACGTGTAGGAAAAGATGGTACTGTTCATTATTATAGAAATGGTAAAGAGTTTAAAATTATGAAAAATACCAACACACAAATGGGTATTATTTCGAATCTTATAACTGATATGACACTAGCTGGAGCTAATGACACTGATTTAGCTAAAGCAGTTAAACATTCTATGGTAGTAATAGATGCTGAAAAACATAAACTAGATTATAGAGCTAGTGAAATAGATAATAATATAGCAGATCTTAAAAGAAGATACCAAAAAAGTATAGATAAAGATGGCAATGTAAAATACGGAGGCGCTGGTACTATTGTTTCCAGAGCTAAAGGAGAGTTAGACGTTCCTAAACGTAGAGGTCAACCTAAAATAAATGAAAAAGGAAAATCTTGGTATGATCCAAAGAAACCAGAAGGTGCATTAATTTACACTCAAGCCAGCCCAAAAGATTTATACTATGCTGAAAGTTCATTAGATAAAAAGACCGGTATTAATACTGTTGTAACATCTAGTGGAAAAAAGATATCATATAGTTTGAAAGATAAAGCAGCCCGTGCTAAATATGACCCTGTTATGCATATCGATAAGAAAACGGGTGAAGTAACGTTCACCAATAAAGATGGAACGATCACGTATAGGAAGAAAGCACGTACTATCAAAAGTACTCGTATGGCTGAAACAGATGATGCTAGAACTTTGGTTTCTCCAGCAAAACATGAAATAGAATTATTGTATGCAGATTATGCCAATAGTATGAAGGCTTTAGCTAACACCGCCCGTAAAGAATTAATTAAGACCCCCTCCTTACAAAGCAGCCAGTCTGCTAGGAAGGCATATGCAAAAGAGGTGTCAGAATTAGAGGCACGCCTTAATGAAGCACGTAAGAATAGCCCTAAAGAAAGAGCTGCACTACGTATGGCTAATGTAGCTGTTAGGAATCAGACACGTAATGATCCTGATATGAAACCAGATGATATAAAGAAGTATGCACAAAGATCTGTTTCAAAGTATCGTAATGAAGTTGGAACAATAACACGTAAAAATCGTGCTATCGTAATAACAGATAAACAATGGGAAGCTATACAATCTGGTGCAATTAGTGAAAACAAATTAAAGAAAATCTTACAATATACAGATGCTGATTCTTTAAGACAAAGAGCAATGCCAAAAGGTGCTCCAAAAATTAGTCAAGCGCAAATAAGTAGAATGAAACATTTAGCTGATTCGAATTTCTCATTGCAATACATTGCTGATCAATTTCACATTTCACCATCTACTGTTTCAAAATACTTGAAAGGAGAAAACTAATTATGATTAATGAAAACTATAATGGAATCAATAATGATGAAAAAACTCTATACTCAGATGAAAGAAGAGTTAGTATTACAACAAAAGATAATCCTTTCAATCCAATTCTAGATTTTGATAGATGGTTTTTGTTTGATATAGAAAAAGGTTATTACACTTCTTCAAAGGTTGCAAGATTAACACATTTAGTTGAAGGAATGACACAAAGAGAAGAAGATGAAGAAATTGAAAGAGCAATTAATAGATTAATTGAAATAGATCCTTTAAATATCTATAAAAAAGTTGTTATTAATGAAAAAGAAAATAAAAATACAGATAAATAATTGTTTAAAGCATAATTAAAAAGATAATATGGACTCGCGACTGTTAAAAAGCATAGGGGGGAGGGTATTTAAATGACACCCCCTATGTGCATCGCGGCGGTCTTTATATTTTCCCCGGGGGGAATTTTTAGAAGTGGAGGTTATAATGTTAAGGTATGATGGAGATAGGATCGAGATAACCAGAGGTGATGCTTGTACTATTACTATAAAGTGTACAAGTGACCGAGATGATGATATTTTTCATGTTAATGATAAGATACAGTTTGCCGTTTATAAAAAGAAAGAATTAAACAAGCAGCCAGTTTTATATAAAGAAGTAACCATTAATCAGGATACTAAAATTGTAGATATTCCTCTATCAAGTAGTGACACAAAAATAGGTGAAATGTCTAATAAACCAATTGATTACTGGTATGAAATTCAATTAAACAAGGAATGTACTTTGGTAGG